CTGACGCAGCCTTGATGAGAGTCACGCGAATGGCCTCAGAAATGAGTGCCGCTTTGGAGTCACCGTCAGGGTCTTTCGTGAAGACCGCGACCTGAAGGCCGGCGCTGTCGACGAATCGAGGATCAGCTGCCCAGGCCCCGCTATTCACTCGCCGAAAGACGGCGAAGAAGTCGTAGGGTGCGGTCGACTGAGGGATAAGCGAGAAACTCGGGAGGTCGGGAAGACCCGCGCGCATGATGGCTAGGGTCAGGTCCTCGACCGGGTACATCTGAACAGCTCGCTTGATTGACTCCGGGAGATTGATGGCATCAAGCACCGTAGTACTCAAAGTTCACCTCCAATACCTCAGCTGCGACCATCGCGGCCGACGTAAGGATGAAGTGCCCGGGCTTGCCGAACTCGATCTCCCACGCGGCCCGTTTGTCCAGGTCATCGGAGTAGTGGACGAATCGGTCCACCCCCAGCGTGCCCTTCTCGCTATCGACGTACGACTTGAAGCTTCCGGTGTATCGCGGATTCGCTCGAACCCGTGCAAGGTTTGCTTCAGCCCCAGCCAGAATGACTGCCGTTACTTCGTCTAGGCCAGCCTGCGCTTCGGGGAGTCGCGCCATCCACCATTCAATGGGGAAGCCGCTGATCTCCTTGTAGATCTCAACGCTAGCCATCCAGTCCACCGTTATCGGGGCGCTGGCGAATGATGAACGTCCAGTGCCGAGTAAGGCGCGTGCCTCGGTGGTGAGCAGGGGGTGAGACGATGTCCCACCACATGCCGTCCCACTGAACTCGTGACCACATGTCGACGCCGGCCAAATCAGACGCGGTGCCCAGTTGATAGACGTTGATCCACTGCTGACCGGGGACCTCGGCTCGCGCCGACCGATCAGCCGATACCCAGGCCTTGATCTCGATCGGCTCACCCAATGGGCGAACGGTCGTGTTCTGACGAGCGTCGGTCGTGGTGACTGAGGGGTAGATGGTGACGCCCACTCCACGGCGACGCTGCACGCTCACCGAAGTCCACCCTCGAAGAGGGGGAAGGCCCTGCCCCAATCGCAGTCTTGGTAGTGCACCGGGTGACCCCTGGGAGGTCCCTGGCGGGTCGTGTAGGCGTTCATCTTCATGGTCCCGAAGGCTGGGATGTAGGCCGAGCCAAAGCGCTGTAAGCGCTCGATTTCCTTCTCGGTGAAGTACACGGTGCCGACGAACTCGGTGGGCAGTTCCTGCCATCCAAGGGTCTCGTCCGCAGCTCGTGACTGCGAGAACGCGTCCGGGTTGCGAATGAACCGTGCCACGGCCATCGCGACAAGACGTCGAATGGGGTCGGGGCAGGAGCCTGCATCCCAGGCGGGATTGCCGTAGTGTCGCGCTTGGTCGGAGGCGTCTTCGATGTACTCCTCGATCACGGATTCCATGCCGTCGGTGGCACCATCTTCGAGGCGGGCGACCACTTTGTCCGCTGACGTAAGTGCGGAGTCGCTCACGTGAATCCTCTCTGTGGACGACTAAGTGAGGGGCTCCCGAAGGAACCCCTCACGGTCGTTGGATTACGCGGCGTGACCCCAGCGCCGAGGGTCGGCAGCGGAGATCTCGGTGGCCGCAATCAGGTCAGCCTTGGCTGCACCAGTCGGGTAGACCGAGTCGGTGACAGCGCCATCGAGCGTGCCCTTGATGCCGCGAACGAAGAACTCGTTCAGGCTGTTCGGATCGAACGGCGTGTGCGGGTCATCGGTCGCCAGAACGTGCTTCGGGAGGAAGCGGTCCTTGACGAAGTTGTGGCCTTCCCAAGCGTCGATCAGGCTCCGGTCGGTGCGGAAGTCCATGTCGTAGTCGCGCAGCCAGCGCAGCGCCAGACCATCCACGTTGATGCCAGCGCCGAACGGATTCGACTGCGGCACCAGCGGGGCGCCCAGGAGCTGGACGAAGCCAGTGGCGACCATGAAGTAGACCTCACCGGCATCGATCGTGTTGTCCACGACGATCGTGAAGCCAGACAGGCGACCGATGATGGCCTCAGCCAGAGCGGTTCCTGCGCGGACATCGCCCACGTACTGGGCCAGGGTCAGCTTGTCGTCATCGAGCATGACCTGCTCCACGTCGGTGCCGACGATCGCGATGCGACCAGTCTGCGGAATGCCGAAGCGGTTGAGGACCTTGCGGGCCTCGTTGAAGGCCTTCTTGACGCTGTGAGTGGCGTCAGAGCCGATGCCGGCGATGGTCACCTCATACGGAGCCGAGGTAATCAGGTCGCACGCGGCCTGATTGATGCCAGCCGCGACAGCCTCGGACTGGGGGGCCAGGAGGCCGGCCCAACCGTTGAGGTCGAACTGGGCCTGCTCGTCAGTGAGGCGAGTGCCGTTGTAGATGTAGCCGCCCCAGGTGAGGGTCGTCTTGCCTTCCTTGTAGATGTCGAACTTGATCGGCGTATCGCGAGAATCGCGGAAGTTCATTCGACGGTACGGAAGGATGCCCGGCACGCGGTAGGTCAGGGTGTCGCCCTCGACTCCAGCGAACTTGCCGTAACCCTCGCGGGTAACGAGCTTCGCCAGCGTCAGCTTGGGCTCGACGAGATTCGCGGCAACGCCAACGATCTTTTCGGGCTTGACGGGAACGTGCGGCGTGTAAGCCATGTGTTTCTCCTAGGAAACGCGAAAGCCCCGACCCGATTGGTCGAGGCTTATTGGGGGTGAAGATTCGATCAGAGCGTCTTACCGCGACGGAGAACCGAGGCAACAGCCGCTTCGACATCGGAGTTGTCGGCGTCATCGGCGGGATCGAGTCCGCCACTTGGACGACGCTGAGGCTTCCTTGCCGTGGAGAACTTCTGGAGCTTCTTCGCGTCTTCCTCCAGCTCCTCGCGGGTGCTGCCCTTAAGGCGTTCCGCAAGTTCGTCTGGGAGATCGAAGCTGACCGCTACGAGCTTTCGCTCCAACTCAAGGACCGTGTCCTTGAATGCGGTGGATGCCGCCTCGAACTCCTCTGGAGTCTTGGCCGCGTTCAGTTGCTCCTGAAGGGTAATGGCCTTGGACCGGCGTGAGGCATTCTCAGTACGAAGATCCTTGATGACCTTCTGAGCCCACTCGGGAAGACCCTCGACGCCCTCGTCGCCATCGACATCATCCTTTCCGGATTCGTCCTCATTGGCGCCATCCTCTTCGTCGACCTTGGGCTCCTGGCCCTTGGCGTCGTCGTCGAGGTTGTTGTTGTCGTCGTGCTCGTTTTCTGGCAAGGTATGCTCCTTGGTTAAGCCGATGCCTGATCGGCCTTCTTTCGGATTATGGAACGCCACTGCTTGAGGATGTCCTTGCCGTAGTACTCTCCGCGAACCTTCTGCTCGTACAGATCAGCAAACATCCGGTTCGGTGCGAACCGTGGGTCTGTGTCCAGCGAGGAAAGGTTGTAGATGGCTTCGGCGCGACAATGGCAGCCGGCGTGGTATTCGTCGGGATTGTTCCCGGCTTCATCGTTGGTGCCCCCGGCACCCTTCGACGAGTGGTAGAGCAGGGTTCGCGTTACGAAGCCCTTAGTGAGGAGGAGCGCACAGAACCCACACGGGTTCACATCTCCTTGCGGGTAGTGGACTCGGATGAATCCCTTGACCCTGGAATCGGCATTGCCAGTCGCTGTCTCTGCGTGACGGGCGCCGTTCTGCACGATGCGATCCGCATGGGAAGCCACCAGGACTCCCACCTTCGTTTGCGCATCCTCGCGCTCGGCCTCCGTCTCCCTGGGGGTCTGCGTCTTGTCGTCCTGCGACAGATCGTTCAGAATCTCCTGGAGTCGGTCTGGGCCGAGGCCACTGATGACTCGCTGCGCTTCTGCGTCGAGGTCATCTTCGAGCTGGTCGAGAAGATCCTCGATGCCGTCAACCGATTCGACTTCGATATCGGGATCGTCCAGCCAGTCTTCGATGTTGTACGGGTCGTAGTCCGACCCATCGGGGTTCTCGACCTCTTCGGCAGGAATGCCGTCACTTGGATCGAGATCGATCAGGCCTGAGTTCAGCGCCTCGGGGATGTACTGAACGAGCAGGTCGTAGAAGTCCTTGCGGAGCGTCGAGAGGGGAACTGCGTCAAGTTCCTTCGAGCCCCACGTCTGGAATGTGTAGCCGGTCTGTAGGGCACGGAACAGTCGCATGAAGGCCAGGGCGATCATCTCGACCTGACTCCGCCTGATTCGCATCGCCTTGACGGCGTCCTGTGTGAACTGGTCCCCGGAGGAGGAGACGCGAGCTTCGGTTGGGACGACGCCCTGCCAGAGAGCTAGGACCTCCGAAAAGGCCCTAGCTCCTAGGAGAACGATGGCTACGTGGTAGGTGGCTGCGACTGCACCGGCTTCGCTACGCCGCTGCGGGTTGACCATTGGTGCCGGCCATCATCTGGGACTTGGCTGACGCGCCGAACTTCTGGCCGGTGGATGTGCCGGTATTTGGCATCACCCCCATGGCCTTCTGCATGATCTGAAGTTGCTTGTCTTCCTCATCCTTCAGGTCCGACCACTCGCTTAGCTCCTGACGGGTGACGCCCGGAACACGACTCCACAGACCCTTCTTGGGGATCTCCAGAGCTTCTGCGAACTTGCCGAGGCCGTCTGCAACCTGCGAGAGGCTAGAGACTGTGAGGTCGCGCCAAATGACTTCGCCGAGGCTGTCATCCATGCCGTCCTCACCGAGCATCTCCATGGCGACCCGGAAGACTCGCTCCCAGGATTCGCCGAAGCTGTTGCGGAACTCTTCGACCTTGCGCATGAGGGACGTCTCTGCGGCCTCCAGGGCGTCTGCCGCCACGTTGGCGATCTGGCCCAAGAGGAAGTGGGGCGGCGTCTGCGTCGTTGCCGACAGATGGCGGATCGCCAGCTCGGCCGAATCGATGAAGCCCTTCAAGTCCCCGCCAGTCAGCTGCCCGAACTTGACGTTCTCGTCCTGCGCGTAGAAGAACCGCGAGGCGTTCAGGTATTGCTTGTCGGGGATCGGGTTGTTCTCTTCGTCGACCTTTGGAACCCAGGTGCCGTCCTGTGCCTGCGTCATCTGGAATGGCGGGGCCATGCCCGTCACCCAGCGCACGTTGAAGCTGTTGTAGGTCTGAGCCACCAACAGGTCGAAGATGGTCTGGTTGATGCGGTCCTGAAGTGGGACGATCGGCTCCACGACACCCCATGCGCGACCCTCAAGGTCGACGTAGGCAGTGAAGCGGGTGATCGGACACTGGGTCGCTCCGTGGGCGTACTGGGCGACGACCTCCGGGCCTTGCTTGCCGTTCCAGAACTCGACCTCGTAGAAGTTCCTGTCGTCGGCCACGAGAGCCTCTCCAGGCTTACCTTCCGTGCCATCGAGCGTCCGCACGTCGCGAGGCCAGCGCTTGACGTAGACGCCGGCGACGGGGTCGAGATCGATGGCCGGGTCGTCGTACAGGGTGACTGTCCGCAGTGGACTGAGGCCCTGGCTGATGACCTTGCCCTCGTCGTTCTTGCGGGTGATTACGAAGCTGTGACCGAACTCCAGTGCCGAGGTGTAGACGGATGCTTGGCGGGCGTCCATGCGGGAGTCCTGCCAGTGACGCCACTCGGGCGAAACCTTCGCATCGATCGACTTCTCGCCAGAGCGGCGGAAGTTGTCGACGTAGAGCGCCTGGGATGGAGTAGACACGAGCAGGGGGCACCAGTTAGTGATGGCCCGCTTAGCCAGGAGGAAGTACTCCTGATCGGCAGAGTCCGGCATATAGGGGAGCGCGTGGTGGCCCTTGAAGTAGTCGTCAATCATCGACAGTCGGGGCTCGTCCCGCCTGAGGATCGACAGCGCGTCCTCCAGGTACTCGATAGGCGAAGTCATGAGCCTCCTGAGTGGAAATGAATAGGGGTTAGAGGAACCACGACCTTCCGGTACGTGGGGCTTCCTTCTTCTTCGACCGATAGTCGGCAAGGCAGGCAAACGCGATCATGAGGGCGGCGTATGCGTCGACCTTCTTCGGTGACTGGCGACTCTCCTTACTGAAGGAGACGCCGTAATCGTTCTCGCGCCTAACTGCATTGAGTAGATGCCGGCGTAGCGTTAGCGTGAGCCGGTCACTCTTGGGCCGATGCTTCAGTTTGTGGTTGAGGATCGCTTCGACCAGGGCTTCGTTTGCGAAGGTGACTCGACGCACGGCGCCGCGCATATCCCATTCGATGGGTTTATTCGCGTTTGCCTTGACGGTCAGCTTGTGCCCGAAATCCTCGGTCCACTCGATGATGTTCGACTCCCACAACTTGACGTCGGCGTAGAAACCGACGACCTCATAGATGCGGAATGCTGAGCGAACGGCGGCGTCAACCTTGCCTCGGTCGACTTCCCACTTCTCGGCATCCTCGTCACGGGTGCTTGTCCGTCGCGGAGGTTCCTCAATCAGGAGCGGCTGGACGAACCCGTCTTCGACGCGGATAGCCACAAGGGCCGTCGCGTCTTCGGACTTGCCGCCATCGAACCCCAGGACAATCTTGTCGTCGGGTCGCAGCTGGTCGTCGTCCTCCAGGCAGTCCCAGTCGGTCTCTTCGTAGAGGGCGTCTTCGCCGGCCACGATCTGATTCAGGTACATGCGGCGGGAGAGGGCGGCGCTCACGTCAGCGAGCAGGGCGGATGAGGCGATGTTCTCAGCCATCACCCAGTAGGAGTCTCCGCGAATGAGGGGGATCGCAAAGTCCAGGCCGGCGCGACTGAGGGGGGTCTTCGGGTGGGCCTCGATGCTGTCGTACAGGAAGCCGACGTCCTCGGAACGGCCCTCGACGATCTCCTCGTAGGAGAAGCGCATCTTC